TGTATATAGATCGCATATACACAAATAGTCCCCCCAAATAGGGGGGATGGGGGGTCGCGGTTCTCGGATCTGCGAGACGATGGGGCAAAGTAACCCCTAAAAAAAAGATTAATACTTGTAGATTATTTGTTGATTTGATGTTGACATATTTTTATTTTTCAGGTTAATCTAAGATTAACAAATCAATAGTGATTTGTTCTTAATAATTTGAAAAGGAAAGAATATGAAACTATCAACTATTACGCAAATGATCGAAGCCGAAAGCAACGGTAAAGATTTTGAAACAGACCTACGGTCTGAGCTATCAATAATTGAGCAAGCGATGGAAAACCTAAAGATCTTGAAAACCTCTAGGCAGGAAATGGCAAAAGAGGAAGGTTTCGCTATTATGTTTACTGATACTGAAAACTTTAAACCTAGTGAGCTTGCCCCGACTAAACCAATGTATATTGAGCTTCACGGGCAAGAGGCTTTTGATAAAGTTAAAAGAAACTCTAAACCTAAGCCGGTATTTACTTGGGTTAGAGATATTGACCCTGATCATTTCAATATGAATGATTTAGTTGAAACCCTAAATGCATTAACCATTAGAAAGTAAATTCACTTGTAGCCCGACCACAATCGGGCTACAATAAACTTAGTCAATTATTTGAAAGGAAAGACTAATGAATACCTTAAAAGATATGAAACAGTACTACGTCGGAGACCTATGTTATGTTTTTGATGATAAAACCTGGGATGAGATATGGCCCCAAATTTCAGATGTTGGTGCATGGTATACCCTGAAAGATGGTCGTCGGTTCTTTATTGGTGCAACCAATCAGGGCGACGGATGTTGGACAGGTTCTGATGGAAATGAGTATGCTGCCGATGCGGGTTGCCTAGGTTGTGTCGCAGTTGAGGACGTGCAAGACGAAGACTCTTATCGTAAATTCATAAAGGATAAAGCTAATCCTGAACGGAGAGACTATGCTCACATCAAACAGGTATTAGGCGAACCGTCTTGCGCTTCTGAATTTGGAGACTTTACACTCGCAGGGATCACAATCGACACTAGCGATTACTCCCGATACTTCGCATAAATAACTTGTAGCCCGACCACAATCGGGCTACACTCATGATATTAATTATTTGAAAGGAAATGAAATTGGATATACATTGTAAATATTGTGGCGAACCATGGGATCATGATGAGCTACGCGATATGCCAACTCCCAAAAGTTTAGCTAAAAACGGACAGCCATTGCCATATAAAGAGGCGGCGGCTTTATTCTCCAAGCTCGGTTGCGGGGCCTTCCAAACAAATTTTGGAGAGAACAATCCAACAATGTGCAGGGCTTCCATGATTGACTCAGACGCGGCAGCGTGGGCGACGGCTTCGCATATTTTGTCGGACGAACCTGATGACTGGTTGTATTAAAATGAAACATATACTCGATGCACTCGCATCTCTCGGCCTAGTGGTATTACCACTAGGCGCAACAATCATAGTCTGGATCTTAATAGCCAGAGAAATAATAAGGATAATGTGATGAAAGCTGCGGACGCAATACGTCATCTCACCTCGATAAGAAACGACGAAAGATTTCCATCAAACCGTAAAGGCACGGTTAAAGATACAGACGGGAACGAATACTATGTCGCTGGTATTATAACTAGCGACTATCCAAACGTTAATCAAATATATCCAGGACACTGGCAAGTAAACATAGGAGAAAACTTATATCCAGATGGTAAACCTATCCCAGAAAGCGGGATTACCTTACCAATGGATACCGCAAGACGCTGGCTTAGAAACGAGATAAGAGTCAAACTGCGGGACTAATCCCAAGCTCGAGGGTTATCGAGCACTTTCCTTTTCCCCTGGGGCCTCGGCCCTGGGGGTTTTCTTTTTCTAAAGGCCGCAAGACAGGCCGCAAGGCGCAAGATTAATCCAAGCTACGGGACAGGCCGCAAGACTTTTATGCTTGTGGTTTGGTTGTGGTTTGGTATAATAAATCTATCAACTATTACAAAAGGAATTTTAAATGAAACAGAAATTTGAACAGGCTTTTGATGTAATAAAAAACGTTTATATGTTTATGCACGAAGACGACGAAGCCTTATATTTTAAGCACATTGTTACTCGTGAATATATAAAGGTACAAAAATGAAAAGTGCCATTTTATATGAAGGGCCTAGTCTATTAGATGATAAGCCTATTGTAGTTGTTGCGGTCTATTCAGATCGCAACACTAAAACTGGTCACGTTGTCCAGACGTATATTCTCTGTAAAGATATAAACCCAATGGAAGCAAGCAAGACAGGCGAAGACTTTTCTATTTGTGGTTCTTGCATCATGAGAGGGGAAACGACCGACGACCCAAAACGCAAGCTTGCAAAAGGTCGTCGCTGTTACGTCAAACTATTTCAAGGTCCGTTGATTGTTTGGAAGTCCTACAAGGCTGGACGATATGAACACGGCAACGCAACAGACATGGGCCGAGGGCGATTTGTAAGGCTCGGAACATATGGTGATCCCGCCGCCGTGCCGCGTTATGTTTGGGATAATTTGTTAAGCCAAGCTAATACTTGGACAGCATACACCCATCAAGATGGGAAAATGTCCGAAATTTGTATGCAATCTGCCGATACTTACGAGCAAGCAAAAAAACATTGGGCAGCGGGGCGTCGAACCTTCCGAGTAATTAAGGATCTATTAGACTTGGACAAACAAAACGAAACACTTTGTCCAGCTTCCAAGGAAGCGGGGCGTCGGGTTCAATGCACCGCTTGCAAACTTTGCAAGGGATCGAGCAAAGCAAAATCAATAGCGATAGTAGAACATTAAACAAAGGGGCCTCGGCCCCTTCACTCTTTCCCTGGACACAAATAATAGTATCCCTGGACACACGCGCATATAAGAAACAAATCAAGACGCAGGGCGCAAGGCGCAAGACATTCTAGATTCTAAAACAGGGCGCAAGGCGCAGAACAAGGGCGCAAGGTTCTTGAACCGTTGACCACGCGCCATGGATATCCCACCATTAATCAAATCTGCCCCCTGATCACCGTCAAATAAAATTAGATCGCTGTCCTTGAGGCTCTTTACTAAGAAAAAATTTGACCCACCTCTTGCCCAATAAGCCATATTCCACGCAACTTGATGGGGTGAGACTTTTACCGCGTTTCCTTTGCTTACCTTCAACTCACACCAAAACGGCAACCCATCCCAAACCATATGACAATCAGGAACACCGCCCCCATGCTTGTTTTCAATCCTCGTTGCGAAGCACTTCTTCGGCAAGTTCTGCCTTATCATGCTCCAAAAGTTTGCTTCTTGTCCCTTGCTCATCAGTCACATCCTTGTAATCCCCATCGATCTGAAATGCCTGTGGATATTGTTTCTGTAAAGACGCTAATCTTGCAGTGATTTCATCCCTAGATAATTGATCGATTGTGTTTATTGTTTCTCGTCTATCGATGGTCAAACCACCCAAAGCCGACCTGATTTTTTCCGCATTGATTGCGGCTGAGAATTGTCCTGCATCTTCTGCACCTAAAGACAAAGTATATAATCGTTCCAATTGACCAATGGTTGTGACACCATATCGTCTTTCCCTTTCGTCTCTCAGTTCTTGGATGTACTCCACAACGTGTGGATAATCCCGACCGTTCAAAAGTATTGATGCTTGCTTTGGTGCTACATCTTCAGAGTACCCTGCCTTCCTTGCACACTCTGCATTTGAATAGATGCCTTCCACAATATGAGTAGCAAAAGTCATCTGTCTGTTGGTCAATTGTCTCCCATGTTCTTCTTCAATTTTCTTTTTGATCGAAGCCATTGTTCCCCTCGTTTTTTACAGTCGTGTTCTGTTTACAATGTTTACGCTGAATTTGTAGATTTCTGCAAGCTTGGACATTTTCAAAAACCCAATATAAGGAAACTACCGTAAACAATCGGGTCATTTTGTAAACAGGTGTAAACACACTGGGCTATATAAAAAAGGTACCGTTTACGCTGTTTACAAAATTTACGCGAGTTTTTTCTCAAAAAAAAAAAAAAAATAATTTTTCGCTGAATGTGCGTAATAGTGTAAACAGAACCTTTTTGTTGACACCCCTGCCCTATCTGCTATTCTACAACCATTCAACATTTGTAATACATATAGAA